GTACCGTTCGATGCGTTCGTGAACACCTTGGCACGTGGAGTCTCAATGAAACGAACCGACTCAAACAAGCCGATTTCGCCATTGTAGATACCTTCTGGGTTTACGTAGTTAGCAGGGGTACGCCATGCTGATACGTCGGTGTTGGAACGGAAGTCATACGACACGTCTGGGTGGATGAAGCCGATGTAAGAACCGTTGAAGGTTGCTACGTTTGCTCCACGCAACTGTGCGACAGTCCTACGAACATCGTCAGCGTGCAGAATGTCATCTGTTGAGATTGACTCACGGCTCGTTGGTGTGGTCGAACCACCTGTTGCGTAAATGACGTTGGTTCCGCCAGCAAGAACTTCACGGACAACCTGGTCGATTGAATCGCCTGCGTTGTATCCGATGATGTTTGCTGCTGCTGAGTCAACATCCAAGAACGCTGTTCCGCGCAACTTGGCTGTGGTGACAACTGCGTTACCGTATTCGTTAAGAGTTACGGTTACTTGGCTGTCGGACAATGCGGTTGGGGTGACGTCAGTTACCTCGTTCAGCGTTGACGTTGCTGCTGCAATGTCGCTGAAAATGGTGAATGTGACACCCGTACCTGGCATTGCCTGCTGTACTGGTTGTACGTCTGCTGCCTGGTCGAACAAGAGTTCTGAACGCAACGCAAAATATGCGAGACGGTCAAATGCTACCTGGTCTACGGACAGAGACGAGAGTTGGGTTTCGCCTGCCATGATTATTTTTCCTTTAAGTAGAAGTTGTTACGAATTTTGTAATGCTATTCGTGCTTCTGACAGGATTGCATCTACTTCTTGGGGCGACCTTGCTTCGTTTAACCTTCGGCTCCAGTCAACTGGTGGTTGCGCTGTTTGGCTTCCTGCACCGATTTTCGCGGTTCGGGACCAAGCGTTCGCTTCATCTGCTGACGGTTTGGAATCTGGGGGACTAATCAATTGCGCCTCTACAGCGGCTTCCCTGATGGCTTCTGGTGAAAGTTCTCCGTCGTATGCTTTAACAAAGTACTTTGACATTGGTGAGGCTGGGTCTATCCCTGCTTTCACAAATGCGAGTTCTCGTTTGGCTGCTTCGGATTCCGCTACCTGCTTGCGTAGGTCGGCGGTTTCTTTCTCCAGTTGTTTCATCCTTGCCCGAACTGGGTTGCGGGTGTCGGAATCTTCCGTCTGGTATTCGCTGTCGTAGTTGTCAATATCTGACATATGGCACGCTCCTGTTTCTGCCCACACCACAACGGAGGGTTGTGATGGCTGCTGTTGATTTGTCACCCCGTGTCGCCGTACGGTGCGGGGGATTCCCGTACAGGTTCCTACCGTTCAAGGTATCGTGTCGAACTATATCACAGTCTTTTCTGTGATGTGTGTTACTGACCTACGGTGGTGAGTCCAACGTTTTCTTGTTTGGCTGCGGCGAGTGTTCCACCTGATTCGAAGGTGCCTTTGCGTTTGCGTCGTGTTTGTGCTACACGTTGTGCGGCGGCTGCGTTTGTGCCGAATGTTCCTGCGATGAGTTCTTCTTGGGTGAGGGCTTCTTCACCTTGGAGTGGTTGTGTCAATTTTTGTCCTTGTAGTACGAGTCCGAATCCTGTTTGTGCTTGTTGTTCGGTGATTCCTTGTTGGGCTAGGAGTTCTGCTTGGGTTTCTCCGAGCGAGATGCCTGCTTGTTGGCGGGCTTGTGCAGCGATTTTGGCTGCCTCAGCCTTACGTATCACGATTTCTTTGGCTCGCACAGGGTCAAGGAAGTAGGCTGCCAGTTCGCCCTTGTCTACGCCGTACAGGGTTTGGAATTCGTCGATGACGTTTTGTGGGGCGTTGTTGATGGCAGCAAAACCTTTGCTTACTCTGTCTTCGATTTCGTCTGGGGATACGTCATTGGCGATGAAGTTTGCAAAGTCTTCTTTGCCGTCATAAAATTTTGATGGTAGACCTGCTGCCAACAGATTCCTTCTGTATGACGCTTCTAGTTGGAGGTACTGACTCACCGAATACACAGGCTTACCCGCCGCACGACGAGCCTCATTCCCAGAGAACCTCTCCTTAAACGCAGCAGATTCACGCAACTGAATACCAATGTCATCAACCGTCGAAGAAGGAGTTAAGCGACGTTCAGCCAACGCTGTACGCACATCAGTCACGAGTTGCGCGTCCTCCATCCCATAGAACTTCAAAACATTTTGCAGAATGCTAGTAGCGGTTTCTGTGTTCTGGGTGTTTTGTTGGTTGTAAAAGTTCCGTACGATGTTGGTTACTTCTTCAGAGGTGACACCAGTCGATGCAGCGTCTTCTGGGGTACCCGTCGAAGTCGACGAAGAAGGAGTTAGCAAACTATTTCGATAATCATAAAAAGCATCAGACTGCTGCTGTAGTTCCTCTGGTGTTGGTTGCCGCGCAGCCGCAGCAGCCATCCTCGCTTGCCCAGGGTTGTCAGCAAAATCAAACATTGACATGACTAGATAATCCTTCCAAAAGCCTGAGCCAAACTAGATGCCAAAGAACGCGCCTCAGTTTTAGCGTTCTCCGTTTTCTCCCAACCATAACGTGAATCAGTACGCAACAACTTCTCCCATTCACCGCTAGTCATAACACGACGCTTCCCTTCCTCGCCGAAATTGAGGGCAACCTCAAAATCGCCAGTAGACATATCGATAGTAGTTGGGTCAAGTTCCAACAACTTAGCAGCACTCTGCTTGAAAGAACCCGACAAACTTTCCAACGAAACACCCTGGTCGATAAGGTCGGCAAGATGCTTGTAACGCTGCTTGGCTATCTCTCGTTGCTGACGCAAGAAATCTTCACGAACAATCTCACCAGTTAGCACAGACTGAACAGTTCTTTCGTCAGCGCCAGCAGTATTGAAGTATGCACGGGCATCGTTGACAACATTCAAATAATCCGCTGAAGCCTTAACGCGCTTGATTGCTGTTGGGTTTACATACTGGTTGTCTGCCCCACGCCTGAACGCCTCTTTGTAGGTTTCTTGTTTGAGACGGTCGCCCGTCCAACCAAAGTTGATTGAGTCAGAAACAAACTTTGTAAAGTCTGTGCCTGTCTTATCAAAACCTAACTCGCCAACAATGTTTTTGATTTCACGAACTTTTCCAGATTGTGCTAGTTCTTTATAGAAATCTGTGCCATCAAGTTTGGTCTCAAAGGCTACTTTTTCTTCTGCTGTTAGTGGTCGGTCCTTTGCGTATTCTTGGATAAGCGAGAACAGTTGCGGATATTTGGTTCGCTCCAAATCCAACAGCCATGCTTTTGCGGGGTATGCGTCACGGAAAATCTTTTCCCAACCAGTGTCACCCGAAGCGGCTGGTGGAACATACTCTTGGCGCAGTTTCTTGCGGTTCGCTGGAGTGTCCGCCAAGCCTTGCGCTTTAAGTTGTGCGTCAACATACTGTTTGCGGGCATCAGCCGAATCTGTCGGTGTAACGGTTACTTTAGGAACTTGATTTACTGGGGTATCTTCGGTGCCTGCTGGCGCTTTACCCAAAATCTTTTTGGTTACTGTTTTGTCGTCGTAGGTTGTGACCTCTACGTTGTTTCCGTTTTCGACAACAGTGGCTACACCAACAACTTTTCTGGTTTTGGCAGGGACAACATCTTCAATGCCGCCTTCGCGTGCACGTGCAGAACCAGTCTGCTGTTCGGTGCTTGCCACTGGTGCAAGTGAAACACCTTCCAAAAGTTTATCTGTCGGGTTAAGTTGTTGAAGTTCTTTGTACCTGTCCAACAAATCTTGCTGGGCTCCCTCGACGTCGCCGTTGCGTCGGATGGCAACCTCTAGGTTGGCTTGGGCGTTTTCAACAAGACCGCGAGCCATGCTGATAGATTTTCTGAGGTTCCCAGCAGTCTCTTCGGCTGCACGTTTCTCGGCACGGTCCACTGGTTGACCTTCGGCTGCGGCAATCTTTTCTTGCTTCTCTTGTTCTTTGGCATCAGCCAACAAATCTGTAAGTTGTTTAAGGGAATACGACTTGTTTTTGTATTTAGCCTTCCCACCAACACGAACGTTAGGGTCCTTAATGAGTCCTTCAAGGATTTTGATGTCGTCAGCGATGCTCATTATGCAAGTCCTTTAATCTTTTGGTCCATGATGTCGAACAAAGAAAGGGCAGTGGTTGCTTGGGCTTCAGCACCGAACTGGTTCGAAGCATAAGACTGGGCAGCAGTAGAAACATCTGGCGCTTTAGCGCCGCCAGTAGCCTCAGCAACCTTACGTTTGTAAGCCAAACTTCTAAACGCTTGTAGTTCTTCTGGGGTTGCGTCACGTACAAGGAACTCCCTGAACACTCTGTTGACAGCAAAATCTAGGTCTTGTGCTGCGTCTGGACGGACAGCCTTGCCCATGCCTCCAGTTGCTTTTATCTGGGATTGGAACAACGGTACAGCGACTTTTGCTGTGACACCAGCAACGTTTGCAAAACGCAGAAACGATGTCATCGCGGTAAGGTCTGCTGATTCAAACGCACCTGTTGGGCGATAGTTCTTTGGGTATAAATTACGTGCTGCAAACGACTGCTGCAAAGCAATACGGTCGTTTATGTTAAGTCTTGCCAGTTCGCTATATGCTTCCTTGGATGCGTCGTATTGTCCACGAACAATAACTCCGCGTTCGTCTACAAGGTTCTGACCCGCATAACCGAACGAAGTTGGTCCTGCCTGTTCACGGACGCGAGCAGATGTGGTTTCTTTGGTTGGCACTGGTGTGGTGCTAACAATGTCACCTGGTAAAGGTTTGAACCCTTCCATTTCAGAGCCGACTACTTGACGTACATCAAGTTTTACGTCTGGTAAAAGACCTCCAGAAGCCGAACCGAGCGCAGATGGGGCAACCAAACCTAGTTGGTCTGGTATTTCTTCTCCTGTTATCGGGTCTATAGCCATAATCAATCTACCTCTACTGCAAGTTTGTCTTCGAAAATGCGTGCGAATTCAGGGTTTTGCTGGACAAGCACTGCTGCAATACTACTCAACCAGTCCTTCAAAGGTTGCGCACGAACAGAATCCAACGAACTTAGTCCTGCTTCAGCGGCTTTTTGTAGTGCTTGGTCGCGGGCATCTAAGTATTGTTTCACGGATTGTGCTGTCCTGTTATCGGAAACACGGTTGTCAGATACTAGGTTGCGTAGTTCTTTGGTGAAGTTGTCTAGTTCACCAGGGTTGAATTGGGCTTTCGCTGGGAAGCCTGGGTATTGTTCGTTGAGGAACACACGCCATTGTGATAGCCAGTCACGTTGTTCAGAGGTGAGGGTGTCTCCTAGTTGGTTTCGTTTTTCACGGTAGATGGATGCGCCTATTTTGTATTGGGCTGCTGCCACCATTTCTGGGGCTGTGAGTCGTCGACGGTTTTTGTTGTTGAGTTGACGGTTCCAGGTTTGGAAACTGAATCCGTCTCCGCCTGGGGCTAGGTATCCTGCGGTGTTTCCGTATTCGTTGAACAGGTCCCCGTTGGTTCGTTGCCATGAGTCGAAGGCTTTTGTTGGTTCTAAGCCGCCTTTGACTGGTTGGGTTTTGTGTCCGAGGTAGATGAAGGCGTCTTCACCAAACTTTTTGATGAACTCTTCAACTGCTGTATCACGGTTGTTTTCTTGGAGTTTGTAAAACTCTTGCGACAAAGCAGAAGCAGTAATATCCCCGCCATCAGTTTCCAAACGGAAGTCAATACGCGGAGAAGTAGGACCAGTGAACTGGAACAGGGCACGCAAACCAGCCATAACTTGTGCTTTACGTTTCGCATCCGAATACATCTTCGCCACATCATTCGGGTCTTTCATATCGTACTCACCTGTTTGAACCAAGAAACGCACAGTCTCGGCGTAGGTCGTACCAAAGATTGTTGCCATGTTTGTTGTGTCACCCTTGAGGGCTTCAATTCCACGCACAGCCCACTGCGGTGCCAACGACTTCAAACCAACATCACCGTACGGCAAAACAAGATTGCGTACAAAGTCTAATTTGGGGGTATCTGGGAGTAGTTCTGTTGCAGCGATTTGCACGACAGGACCACCACCAGGAAGGTTCAAAACCTGGAACGCGCCCTTCATTGGGAAAGCCAGCAAAGAACCAGCCCAACCACCAGCAGGGAAGTTGAATACGTTCTTGCCGTCTGTTGGGTCTTTGTCGAACCAGCCAGCAAAAGCGTTATCTGGGTCAGAGGAGTTGTAGTTCGCTGCGTTGAGAGCCAACTGTGTTTTGCGGACACGCGACGGGTCTTCAATCAGGTATGACGAATACTGTCCGAGGGTTTCACGGAAAGCGGTAGCGAACGGCATGACTACACGTAGCATGTCTTCGAAGTTGTTCTTTTCTTGGGCGTTGTACAAGATTTTTTTGAGGTCATTGACAGCCATTGCCGAGGCGAACTGTTCTAGTTCTTCGATGGTTCCGTCGCCCGTGGCTACTTTGCCAAAGATTTTGTTGTAAATGTTTTTGTTGCCAACATATTTCTCTACGGTCATTTTTGATTTGCCACCAAGGTCAGCATTGATGTCGTCAACATATTTGAGGATGTTGTTTTGTAAACGTGTTTGCTCGGCAGCCGACAACAGATTTGCTTTGTCTGCAACTTCACGGTAAAATGCTTGACGGTACAACGGGGAGCGTTCCAGTTTCTGTGTTGCTTTGCCAACAAGTTGATTGAAAAACCAACTGACGCCACTGTCCAAAGACTTGCTGAGACGGTCCAGTTTCTCTGTTTTGCCTTGAACGATACGGTTTGCTACTTTGACTTGTTGTGCAAGTTTCCCTTGGTTGCCTTTAAGGTCAACGACTTCTCGTAGGGCTTCGCTACCAAACATGCCTGGGTCGTTTGCTTTGCTGGTGAACGCTGGGTTTGGTGCAACAGGTTGAATGATTGCCTGCTTCTGCACCATTGTTGTACCTGGGTTGAATGGGTCTGGGACAACAAAATCAACAACGTTAACAATGATTCCTTCGTCTTCGTCGCCTAGTTTGACCAATCCGCCGACACCTTCGGTGGTTGATTCCGCTGAGTAAACAACGTTGTCTAAGGGCGTTGGGTCCATTCTTGGTTCGAACTGGACATCAGATGTGAGCGTGCCGTCTGCTTGCGCAGTTGGACGTGTGGTTGGTATGCCACGTTCATCGAAAATGGTTTGAATTTTTGGTACGCGATTGTATGCAACAACAAATCTGAGTTCTTCGTCGTTGCGAATAATGGTGTTGATTTTTGCTGAGGCGGCTTTGTCAACCCAGCCAGCAATCAAGTTTGTGTCATCGATGTTGTCAATCTTGATGAACTGTGTTCTTCCTTTTCCATCAGAGATTCGTACACCGTTTCTAAAGTATTCAACAATCGTTTTTGCAGCCTGACGACCATCCTCTGCTGTTTCCAGCCAGTCAACAATCGCTGCTGTTCGTTCGGTTTGTGGAAGATTCCACAATGCCGAAACTTTGCTTAGAATTGGGTCAGCGTTGATTTGTGCAAGGTTGTCCACGTAACCCGTGGTGTGACCTGCGGCGTCAAGACTGCGGTCAATCAGCGAAAAGTTTTCTGTACGCAACATTCTTTCGTTGGCAGCAAGTGGGTCTTGCAAATGGGCATATAAGGTTTTGCTTGCAGATTCTTTGAAATCGTTAAAAACTTTATTTAATGCGCCACTGACATCATCCAAGGAATCTTCGAACGTTAAAGCGGTCCCGTCCAGTTTCCCTGTTAATGGTCCAACGTAGCGGCTACCCATAACTGTTTGGATGAAATGGAATGGGTGTGTGAAGAAGTTTTCGTAGCCTCGTGCACCGATGCGAATTTGTGAGTCAATCATGTTTCTGACCACGTATCCGCCTGTGGCTAGAACCATTGGTTTCCAAACTTCTGTTTGTAGTTGTTCTGCGATTGCTGGGAGTACACGTTGGTCGCCAGTTTTAGCGTTACGCAAAGCAAACTTGGTTATCCTGTTTCCAGTTAATGCACGAAGTTTTCTGTAATCGGGCATAACAAAAACGTTTTCTGCAAGTTCAACAAGTGCTGTTGGACCTTGGATTCTTAGTTGGTCAAGTTCGTCTGGACCGAAACGCGACAATTCTTTGTCTGGCAAACCAAGTTGACGCAAATGTTGCAGCAAGCCACCGTCGTCCAGTTGACCCATTTCATCAGCACCAAACACCCGAATCTTTGCCAACTCTTCTTTGATTCTTTTTGTGGCTTCTTTGGCAATATTTTTGTCGCCGCCAGAGTGTTCTGTGATGATGTCGATGAACTTTGCGTAAATGTTTTCTGTTGCCATTTTGCGTTCGGCAATGTTGTCTTTGGAAAGTCCAGCCATTGCTTCGCCAACAAAATTGTCAAATGTTTCTGGTAGCGCGGTGTGGATTTTTAGCCCACGCAAAAAGTTCGCCATGTTCGTCACAGCCTTCGAGCGTTCCAAACCTGTACCAAAATTCAAAATGTTTTCCGAAGGAATGTCCGTGTACCATCTGCTGTTTCGAATGGTTCGGTACAGTGGGATTCGTTCACGGATAACTTCACGGGCGGCTGCTGTAGCACCAACGCCAGCGATGTCACCGATTTGGCGTGGCAACAAAACATCTTCAGCGTTAGCACTCAGACGTGCGGCTGCTTCTCCCATGATTGCTTTTATCTTTAGTGGGGTGTCGGCTTCTGCTAGACGTGCAGCGGTTTGAGGGTCGATGGTCCCACCGAAATCCTCCATGATTTGAAATGCTGCTTTACCACGTAACGCTGCTGCTTGGTCCCCTGTAAGTTTCCGTGCAGCAATTTTTGTGGTTGCTTCTTCGCCGTATCCAGCCAATCGCGAAGCAAGACGTACTGCCTTGTTGTTGCGTTCGAACCATGCTAGATAGTCGGAGTTTCTAAATGAGATTGCTTCAGCGGAATCTAAACCTATTTCACCTTTAGCAATTTTGGATGCTGCGCGGGCTGCCTCGCCTGTGAGTGTGGGAATCTTGTCGGTCTGGACAAGACCACGGTCAACAAGTTGCGTTGCTAAAGATTGAGATATTTTGCGTGTGCCAACTAA